TGTTTGGGATCAGTCCAATGTGTGCTCGGTGGACCCGAGCGGCATGCAGGGGAGCCCGGAGCGATACTCGCCCGGCGGGCTGATGACAGGCAGTTGAAACCCGAGCCCCGCCTCGAAGCGCGCGGCCTGCGCCATCAGCCTGGCCTGCTTATCAATCCGCGATTGCTGAAGCAGCGGATGCAGCGCACCGGTGCGCCGCAGATCCTGCGACAGCGCCCGACCGAGCTCGGTCGCCTCGACCAGCGTCGCGTCGACCGCATGTTTCCCGGAGAGCTCGATCATCTTGCGGCGCAGCTCCGGCGTTTCCCAGCGCCCCCGGACAAGGTCGATCAGGTAATAGCTCTGCCCAACCGCCCCCCAGACCATGCCAACCGACCAGTCGGAATGCTCGGCCTTGGTCGAAGCCGTATCCCAGGACGCAACCTTCAGATCGAACTCAGCCGGCCGCTCGTCGTAATAATGCAGCCAATCGCGCTTGATGATCTGCCCTTCGGCCGGCAGCGGGTTCTGCTGATATTGAGCCGAGAAGTTCAAGGCGCCGAGATTGCGCTTGATCGCCTCGAGATCGGCAAACGTATCGCGACCAACATGCATGATCTCACCCTGGCGGCGCCGATAGAGCGCCTCCCGCCCTTGGCCGATGCGGTAGAAGCAATCGTCCGGCGCGATAGCGGGGATCGCGAGAACTTCCCAATCCTCCTTCTCCAGGACATGACCGACCAGATCATCCTCATGCAGGCGCTGCATCACAATAACGATGGCACCGTTCTTCCGATCGTTCAGCCGGGAGTAGAGGGTACCATCATAGAAGGCCTGAACCCGACGTCGGGCCGCCGCCGACAAGGCGGCTTCAAGCCCGTTGATCGGGTCGTCGATGACGATCAGATCGGCGCCGCGCCCCAACACCGAACCACCAATCGAAGAGGCATAACGATAGCCGTGTTGCGTGGTGCGGATCTCCTGACCGCGATTGGCAGCGATCGCGAAGCCCGGGAAGGCGCGACGATACCAATCGGAGGTGACCACGCTGCGGAAGGCCGCAGCGTGGGTCAGCGAGAGCTCCTGGGCGTAGCTGATAGCCATGATCCGCTTGCGGGGATCATGGCCCATCAGCCAGGCGGTGAAGGCGATCGTGACGCAGATCGACTTGGCCGAGCGCGGCGGCACATTGATGATCAGCCGCTTGCACTCGCCGCTCCAGACCCGCATCAGCTGATAGGCGATCGCTTCGATATGCCAGTTGTGCTGATAGGGCGTGCCGGGCTCCAGCGTCCCGAAGCTCTGCTCGATGAAGCTCGCCAGGTCGCGGCGCAGGATATCGGACAGCGAGGCGGGCTCACTCATCACCGCCTCCCTCTGCAAGCGCCAGCTCACGGGCACGAAAGCGCTCCTTCAGCTCTTCTTCGTGCTCCCCATGGTCAACCTCAAGCGGCTGGGAAGCTGCCCGAAGTCGCTCACGCAGCTCCAGATATTTGTTGAGATCGCGCCTGGCAGATGCGTTACCCTTCAGAGCGCTATCGACGGTCTGGAGGACGTACACCTCGAGCTTGGTCACCGCCTGAGAACGCCCCTTGCGGGTCACAGGGATACGCTCCGCGAGCGCATTCTCCAACACCGTCATCAGATCATCCAGAACGGGTGCTGCCTTGCGGCGCCCGGACGGATTACCACTCTGTCCTTTCCGAAAACGGGAAGTCTGCGGCGGCCTCTTATAGCCTACGGCGGGGGGGGGGGTTTTTCGCCGCACGTGCCCCCCCCACGTTGGGGTCCGCCCCCTTGCGGGCGCGGGCATCGTGCCCCCGCCGCGCCGCCATCTCTGTGAAGGTCAGCCCTGTCTCAGCGTGACGCGCCTCGTCCTTGAAGAGCGCCTCCCAGCGGCGGATCGCACCATCGACATAGTGCGGATCGAGCTCCATGACGTAGCCGCGGCGCTTCGTCTTGGCCGCGGCGATCAAGGTCGTGCCGGAACCGCTGAAGCTGTCGAGTATGATTCCCTTCGGCTTCGAGCAATCCTTGATCGCGTCCATCACCATGGCGCAGGGCTTCACCGTGGGGTGGCTCGCCAGCTCCGCCATCCGGCCCTTGCGGAAGCCGTTGACCCCTGCATAGCTCCACAGGGTGGTACGGTAGCGACCGTGCTTGCCGAGCTCGATGTTGTTGATGTGCGGAGCCTTGCCGGTCTTCCACAGCGTGATCAGCTCGGTCTGGCTACGATAGAGCGAACCCATCCCGGCATTGGCCTTGGCCCAGGTGATCACCGACTTCAGCTCGTCGAAGACGCCGTAGCCTGCGTTCAGCATCTCGTGCAGATGCGGACCGTCGATGCAGCTATAGATCAGCGCTCCATCCCCAGATGCCGCCGCGATCTCGGCGAAGACCGCCTGCAGGCAGACGGTGAGCTCGAGCTCGCTCATCTCGCCCGACGCCATCCCGCTCCGGCGGCGCAGAGCCATGCCCAGACCGCCGCCATGGCCGTGCACCTACAAATTGTAGGGCGGATCCGTGAACACCATCTGAGCGAGTTCACCGCCATCAGCGTCTGATAATCGCCCCGCTCGCGCGCATCGCCGCACCGGATACGGTGCTCTCCCAGCAGCCAGAGATCACCGCGCACGGTCACGGCGACATCCTGCAGCGCCGGCAACGCGTCCGCCGGATCGACCTTCGCCGCCACCGACACCTTGCCGTCGAGGATCACGTCGATCTCACCGACCTCGAAGCCGATCACGTCAACCTCGAAATCGAGGTCGATCAGTTCGCCCAGCTCCAGCTTCAGGATCTCGTCGTCCCAGCCCGAGAGTTCGGCCAACTTGTTATCTGTGATCCGCAACGCCCGGATCTGCTGCGGTCCGAGGTGACCGATCGAGATCACCGGCACCGTCGGCAAGTCGAGCAGCTTCGCCGCCTCGTAGCGCCCGTGACCGGCGACGATCTCGCCATTCGCGTCCGCCACGATCGGCGCCACAAACCCGAACGCTCTGATGCTCTCGGCAATCTGATGGATCTGCTTCGGCGAATGCGTCCGCGCGTTGCGGAGAGACGCTTTCAGATCCGACAAGCGCCGCTCGTTCACCTGCGGCGCAAAAGCCGCCGTGGCGCGAGCAAGCTCAGGGTCTTTGATTGTCGAGGTGATGCGGCGGCGTACACGCACCGGCATCTTGGGAGAAGGAGAGGACATTGTGATCGTTTCCTTTTTCAAGGAGACGACCAGAACAAGCGAGCACTCGCAGCAAAGCGCGACCTGCCCAGCCTAGCTGGAGGGTCCACACCTTGCCTAACGAGGGCTGCTCACTCAGAGGTGATGATGCCTCAATTAGGAGTGCCGAACACGATCTGATCGGTCTCGGCTGGCGTCGCGAAGATAGGCGACGTCCCCTCCATATACGGTGTGAGTCGGCGATCCGCAATAGCCTTAGCCTAGCAAAATCAGCAGCTTAGGATCATAGACTCGCTTTGTCAGCTCGCGACCGCCCACCTTGGTCAAAGTCGAAGCGCCCATCGGTTCTCCACCATGCATCGAACATCCCTGCTCATGATGTCCAAAATCCCAGCTCGAATGCTGGAAATTCCCTGCTTCTATGTTGGGAGCTCCCTGCTTCTAAATTCGACCTACAAACGAATAACGCATCTCGAACAACCGCTTAGATCAAGATAACCCCTGTCCTGCCCCTCCCCTCAGTTAAAATCTCCCTGATAATTCCCTGCTACCAGGGAATTCAGCATGGCAAAGCTGATGAAGAGGAGGAGGCTTCGACGCTCCGGCAAGCTTTGACGCTCGCGCGCGGGTGACGAGCAGGTTATATCGACGCGTATTCGAAAGCCGCATGGCAGGAGTAGTCGATGAAGATCGTGATGGTGGGCTCGGGTTATGTCGGGCTCGTCTCCGGCGCCTGCTTCGCCGATTTCGGACACGAGGTCGTCTGCGTCGACAAGGTCGAGAGCAAGGTCGCGGCGTTGAAGCGCGGCGAGATTCCGATCGTGACCAAATCGACGGTCCCGGTCGGCACCGGCGACGAGGTCGAGCGGATCATCCGGGAGCTGCGGCCCGATGCCGATTTCGCCGTGGTCTCCAACCCGGAATTCCTGCGCGAGGGGGCCGCGATCGAGGATTTCAAGCGGCCGGACCGCATCGTCGTCGGCACTGACGACGAGCAGGCCCGCACCGTGATGGCCGATATCTATCGGCCGCTCTATCTCAACAACGCGCCGATCCTGAATACCGGCCGGCGTACGGCGGAGCTGACGAAATACGCGGCCAACGCCTTCCTGGCGACCAAGATCACCTTCATCAACGAGATCGCCGATCTCTGCGAGCAGGTCGGCGCCAATGTCCAGGACGTCGCCCGCGGCATGGGTCTCGACAACCGCATCGGCTCGAAGTTCCTGCATGCCGGGCCGGGCTATGGCGGCTCCTGCTTCCCCGAGGGCACCCCCGCCCTGATCAAGACGGCGCCGGATTACGGCACGCCCTCCCGCCTCGTCGGGGCGGGCCCGGCGGGGGACCACCACCGCCAGACCCGCC